GTTGCCGCTCGTGCCGATCCGCGTGTTGTTGCCGCTCGTGCCGATCCGCGTGCTGTCGCCGCTCGTGCCGATCTGCGTGCCGGCAATACCGTTATCGGTATGGTCCTTTGATTTCAGCGCCGGCAATGTCGCCGCAAGACCGGTCGCGTCTTTCACCAAACCGAGCATGTACTTCACTGCGTCGGCGATGAGCCCCGGCATACCGATCTCTGCGGTCAGAGTGATGCGTCCGGCGGCAACCTTGCTGTCGCCACCATCGCGATCAAGGGCGCCCGAGAGCGTCACCTTGCAGAAGCGTGACATGTGAATCGGGTAGTAGGCCCATACGTCGAGCGGGTTTTCGCACGCGTGAAACCCACGAGCGCACGCTTCGACACGGCCTTTGTGTTCGTACGTCTGGTCGACCGCGTATTGGAAGCTGCGGCATTGCAGGTTTTGGTCGAAACCCTTGTACGCTTCGACAACAACTTCGTCCGTTTTGGTTTTGATCGTCATGGTCATTTACTCCGAAGCCGTCGAAGCGGTTGCGTCGACGCGGCCGGCGAGCACGTCCAGGCACATCGTGAACACGCCCACGTACTGCTCTTCCTTGAGCCCGACCTTGTCGGCCTTGGGCGTGATCGCATCCGCACCGAAGCGATGGAGCACGGCTTCAGCTTGTGCGCGCCCGATCTGCTGATTAATGCCGAGGATGGCCTTGCGCAAGTTTTCGAGCGTGGGCTCGCTGCCGTCGAGTTCACTGAACAGCTTTGCCGTTTTCTCGTGCCACGGCTGCAACTCTTGCGAGGATGACGTCGGGGTCGAGGCAGACGTTTCGCCAGACGGCTTCGATTCGCTCGTTGTCTGCGCGTCGTTCGATGCATCGGGCGCACTCGCAGCTTTCGCCATGTCCGCCGGTTGCGACTTTTTTGCGTCAGCCGCCTTTTGCGCCTTTACGACGGCCTGCACGGCCGGCGACGACGCGGCAGCGGCGCTCGTTTGCGCGGTTTGCAGGGCGCCAGCCGCCATGAGCGCGGCGGTAAGTTCTTTGAGCGCGGCGGTATTAGCCGCGAGAGCTTCTTCGAGACTCATTGCTATGATCTCCGTTAGGACTACTAATTAAGCGACGTGGTGGTAGGCATATCGCGGGACACTAGACCCTTAGCAACTGAGAAAGCGTCCCAGCTACTTCGGTTTGCTTTCCAGTGCCCCTGGATATGCCCACATGCGTATCAGCAACCGCCGCGGACATCCGCGACGCCGGGCGCAATCAGGTTCAGCGCGATCTCGCGCAGCAAGTGCTCGATAAGCGCGCCGTGGGCGCCGAGCCGCACGAGTTCAAGTAGATCGCTCGCAAGCACGCTCATGGCCGTCTCCGTGTATTGCGTTAGGTGTTGCCGTACATGAATCGTAGGTAACGCCGAACACGTTGTCAAGCGTTACCGTACAAAAAAGACGAAAAAATACCCGCACGCGGCGGGTATCGGGCAGAAGCGGGGGAGATCCTTGCTAAGCTTTGCTGTCGGAAAGTTTAGTAAGCGAAACCGTAACTAAAGTTTGTTGCGTTCGCTCAGCGCGGATCGGAATGCCCGCGCGGGCGCAGGCGGTCGGTAATCCACAGCTTCAGCGCAAGCGCGCCGCCGACGGCAACGGCTCCAAGAATCAGATCGACCACGAATTGCAGGATGTTCATAAGCGCCTCCATTGTCCGGTGACGACGCCGACGATCGTCGTGTCTTCGTCGACGGGGATGTAGCGGTTCGGCCATGACGGATTGAGCGCGTGCAGGAAGATCGCGCCATCGTTCTCGATCAAGAGCTGCTTGAACGTGGCCGACTGATCCGAGCGCTTTTTAGCGATTACCAAGCTGCGGTGCAGGGGTTCCACGCGCGGATCGACCGAGATATAGTCGCCCTCGCGAAACGATAGCTCGCCGCCAGGGTTATACATGCTTTGCCCCACCACTTTCAGGACGAACGAGACGTCGCTGCTGGGGAATGGGCACAGCACCCACTCGTCAGCGTCGCCTGGTTGAAAATTGTCCACTATCTCGCCCCACTCGCCAGCTTGTACCCATGAAATGACGGGCAAGCGCCGTGCGGCGATGCCCCCTACGACATTTTGCTCGGCGAGTGTACTGCTTTTGTCTGTTTTCGATTCGTCGAATTGAGCGGTTTTCTTACCGGATTCCGAGAGATAGGCCAGTAGCTCGTCGGACGTCACGCCGAGCAACTGCGCCAGCTTCGGGAGCTTGCTCATGTCGGGCCGGGTTTTATCCGCTTCCCAGCCCGAGACGGACGCGCGGCCGATGCCGAACGCGTCGCCCACTTGCTGTAGCGTGAGCCCCTTCTTCAAGCGCTTGTCTCGGATGAATTTACCGAACGTCATGGGCGGCTCCGAGAATTGTTGACTTGTTAGGTAGGCCACAACTATGATGTATTGCAATGCCTAACAATGTGCGAGAACAAACTGTGCCGAAGATCAAGGACGCTGTGCGTGAAGCCGGGGGTGCCGCTGCTGTTGCGCGCGAGCTGAACATGTCGCGGATCTCCGTCTATGAGTGGGTTAAAAAGGACGAGATCCCCGACAAGCGCGTTATCCCGCTTGCGAGGTTGACCGGCTGGAAGTACACACCGCACATGCTCGCGCCGAGCCTGTACCCCAATCCCTCCGATGGTATTCCGTCCCTAATGTTAGGTTCAGCCTAACACGGCGCGGAGATTACCGCAATGCACAACCCTGTGGGGAATTCCCTTACAGGGCGTAGGGTTATTTTGTCTGAAGAAAACGTAAGCGCGAGTGCCTATGACAACTCCCAATCTCGTCGACGCGCTGGCGCCGATCGTCTCGCGTGTCGTCACCTCGCATTGCTGGGTGAAACGCGATGGCAAGTTCTCCCGCTCGCGCGCCAAACTCACCGCGGCCAAGATTGAGCAGCACGTAAGTGGCGGCACGGCCTACGGCGCTGCGCAGATCGAGCCCGGTACTAGCGTTACGCGTATCGCCGCTCTGGATCTTGACTCACATCGAGGCGAGACTCCGTGGCCGGAAATGCAGCGCATCGCGCTCGCGATCATGCAGGCGTGCGAGGGGTACGGGCTCAAGCCCATTCCGTTCCGTTCGTCGGGCGGCGCAGGCCTGCATATCTATTTCCTGTTCGACGATCCGCAAGACGCGTACAGCGTGCGCTACGCACTGCGTCACGTGCTTGAGCAAAGTGGCTTGCGTAGCGGCGTGGCCGGCGTGTCGCGCGGTGAGGTCGAAGTGTTCCCGAAGCAGAACAGCGTGCCGGCCGACGGCTTCGGCAACATGTTCGTGCTGCCGCTGGCGGGCAAGTCGGTGCCGCTCGATTCGTTCGAACTCGACGACATGCCGCGCGAGTGGGCCGCCGAAATGGATTGGCCGATCTCGAACCCAGTAGTGCTAGTTGAGCGCGAGCAGCCGAGCACGCCGACCGTGAGCGAAGTACCTGTCGAACTTGAGCAGCTGAAAAGCGCGCTCGACATGATCCCGAACTCAGGTGACGCCGAGCTCGACTATGACGCGTGGCGTAATGTGATGTTCGCCTTGCACCACGCGACGCGCGGATCGGATGACGGGCTTGCGCTCGCGCACGAGTTCTCGGCGCGGTCGAGCAAGTACGACGGCAAATTCCTCGACGAGCGCGTGTGGCCGTATATTAAGAGCGCGCACGACGGCGAGCGCGGCGCCATCACCGCGCGCACGATCTTGCACCTGGCGCGCGAGCACGGTTGGCAAGAGCCTACCGAAGAAGATTTCGAAGTCGTTGTAGCCGAGTCGAAGGCCACGGGCAAGAAGAAAGACGAGAACGCCTATCGCCCGCGTACCGAGTTCGGTAACGCCGAGCGCATGCTCGATCGCTACGGCGCCGGCCTCATGTTCGTGCCCGAGATCGAGACGTGGTTTAAGTGGACCGGTGTCTACTGGCAAAAGGCGCAGCACGTCGAGCTAGAGCACTTGGCCAAGGAAACGATTCGCGCGCTGCCCGACGAGCTCGCCGGGCTCACGAGCGACGAAGAGCGCCTTGAGTTCTTCAAGTTTTGCGCGGCGTGCCAAAAGGCGTCGATGGTGGGCAACATGATCCGGCTCGCCGCGTCGGATCCGCGCGTCGTGGTGCCGATGGCCGAGCTCGATAAGCACACCCATCTGCTCGGTGTGGCCAATGGGGCGATCGATCTGCGTACGGGCAAGTTGCTGCCGCCCGAGAAAGAGCATCGAATCACCGTTGTATCGCCCGTTGAGTACGACGAGAACGCGAGCGCGGCTCTCTTCGAAGAGACGGTAAGCGACGTGTTCTTCGCTGAGCACGATCAAATCGAATTCTTTCAGCGCTTGTGCGGCTACGCGTTGCTCGGCAAGCCTCGCGAAGACGTCTTGGTCATCCCATACGGTTCCGGCTCGAACGGTAAGTCGACGGTACTCGGTGCGATTCGCGATGCGCTCGGTCAGCACGCCAAGTCGGCGAGTGCCGAGACCTTTCTGTCGTCGGGCGGCGGCAACGGTGCGGCGGGTGGTCCGCGCGAGGACGTGCTCCGGTTGCGCGGTGCGCGCTTCGTATACGTGAGCGAGCCGGACGAAGGTAGCGAGTTGCGCGAGGGGCTGATCAAGAGCATGACGGGCGGCGACCCTATGCCAGCCCGCGGCGTGCACGCCAAGGCCACGGTCGAGGTGATCCCGACGTGGGTCGCTTTCATGCCCACCAACCACCGCCCGATCGTCAAGGGTGACGACCACGCCATATGGCGGCGGCTCATGCCCGTGCCATTCACACGGAATTTCGATAAGGACGAGCACGTGAAGAAGGATGCGGGCCGGGCTGACCGGCTTGCGCGCGAGGCGGCCGGCGTGCTCGCGTGGTGCGTGCGCGGCGCGCTTGCCTATCAGAAGCACGGTCTACGGCCTACGGCGGCCGTGGCGGCGGCGCGCGACTCCTATAAAGCGGACATGGATCTGCTCGCCGACTGGATAGACGAGCGGTGCACGGTCAACCGAAGCGCGGTCGCGAGCTGCGAGGCGCTGTGGCAATCGTGGCGTCACTTTGCCGAGCAACGCGGGGAATTGCGGTTTATTTCAAATTCGCGGACGTTGGCGCGGCGGTTGGCAACGCGCGGATTTTTACCAGTTCGTGACGTGCAGGGAATGCGCGGTCGTGGATTTGCAGGAATTTGCGCGAAAGTGGAATCAGACTTCGATTCAGACGATTTGATGTGACGAGCGCGCAAATTTTTGCATGTTCGTCGCGAGGCAGTGGCGTCGATAGCGATGAAGTTGCGTCGATAGCGTCGATAAATAGCCCTTTTTCCTATATTTTTCCCATATATAGGATTTAAAAAATAATAGGAAAACCGGGTTTTATCGACGCTATCGACGCAACCATGAAACTGCAAATTTTTACGCGTTTAACGGTGGCGAAAATGTCGCGAAAGTTAGTAGGGGTCAACGAAAAAGGGTTGCGAGTGGGGCAGGACCACCAGCGCGCCAAGATAACCGACCATGCCGTAGAGCTGATTCGCAGCTTGCATGAGGGCGGCATGTCGTACGGGGAGATCGCGAAGAAGTTTGAGATCAGCAAGACGCTCGTCTGCTACATCTGCCGGTATGAGCGCCGAGCACAGACCCCGAGCCGGTATCGATCCGCCTGACCGTTCACATACGTTAGCCATGCCCTAGCACGATTTGGGGTATGGGCAACGTCACTTCCTACACCCCCGAACTAGCCGAAGAAATTTGCGAGCGGATCGCTAGCGGCGAGACTTTGCGCGCAATAACGCGCGACCCCCACATGCCGAGTTACCGCTCGGTGTACCGTTGGCGTGATGCCAACCCCGACTTCGCGTCACGCATCGCGCGCGCTAGGGATTGTGGTTTCGACGTCATCGCCGAAGAGACGATCGAGATCGCCGACAACGCGGCGAACGATACGATCGTGACGGACCGCGGCGAGCAACCGAATAGCGAGTGGATTTCCCGCTCGCGCCTGCGCGTTGAAACGCGGCTCAAGCTGCTCGCGAAGTGGTCACCGAGGAAGTACGGCGAAAAGATCGACGTCACCACCGGCAACGAATCCCTGAATCTCACGCCCGAGCAACGACAGGCGAAACTCACCGCCATCGCCGAGGCCGCGCGCCGCCGGCAAGCCGAACAGGACGACGATGGCGCCGATCTGCTATAGGCGTTACGGTGGGCGCCTTATCCATTCGTTCCCGTTGAGTGCCGATTGGGACCACGTGAAACCGTGGTTCCCGTATCGGCGCGTGTGGACGATAGGGAGCTACGCGGCGCATCGCCAGACGGTGGTCTACGTCGATACTCAGCTAAAGCAATGAGCCCGGCTGAACTCGAAGCGCTACGGCCCTTCATGACACCCGAAGAGCGCGCCGAGGTCGACATGCTGCTCGCGACCTACGAGCCGCCCTTGTGGACCCCGCTACCGGGCCCGCAAACCATCGCGTACCGATCGGATGCCAACGTCATCGGATTCGGCGGCGCGGCCGGCGGCGGCAAGACGGACCTCGCAATAGGCAAAGCGCTCACGCAGCATCGCAAGTGCATCGTTGTCCGCAAGAACGGTACCGAGCACGTGGGCATGGTCGATCGTATGGGCGAGTTGCTCGGCGGCCGAGACGGGTGGAATTCGAAGGACGCGATATGGCGCTTGCCCGACGTGCAAGTCGAGTTCGGCTCGGTACCGAATATGGGCGACGAACAGAAATACCGCGGGCGCCCGCACGACCTGATCATCTACGACGAAGCGGCCGAGATCCCCGAGTTTCAAATCCGCTTTCTCATGGCGTGGAACCGGACGACGGAACCCAACCAGAAATGCCAAACGCTGCTCACGTTCAACCCGCCGTCGGCCGCTGAGGGGCGATGGCTCATAAAATTCTTTGCGCCCTGGCTCGACAAGAAGTACGCGGGCAAGCGCGCCGTGCCGGGCGAGTTGCGATGGTTCGTCACGTACATGGAAGGCAAGCTCGCGCACGACATCGAGGTCGATGGCCCGGAGCCATTCGAGCGCAATGGCGAATTGCTGATTCCGAAGTCGCGCACGTTCATTCCGTCGCGCGTGACCGATAACCCGTATCTGACCGGCACCGGCTACGTGTCGACGCTGCAAGCGTTGCCCGAACCGCTGCGCTCGCAAATGCTCTACGGCGATTTCGAAGCGGGCATGGAGGACGACGCAATGCAGGTCATTCCGACCAAGTGGGTAGAGATCGCAATGGCGCGCTGGCGCGATCTCGACATCAAACCGCCGATGGATTCGATCGGTGTGGACGTGGCGCGCGGCGGCAAGGACAAGACCGTCATCTCGCGCCGCCACGGCATGTGGTTCGACAAGCTCATCACGTACCCGGGCACGGCAAGCCCGGACGGCCCGACCGTTGCCGGCTACACGATCGCAGCGATGCGCGATAACGCGCCGCTGCATATCGACGTGATCGGCGTGGGCTCGTCGCCCTATGACTTCCTGAACAATGCGGGCCTGCCGGCGGTCGGCGTGAACGTGGCCGAGGCAGCGCGCGGCATGGATAAGTCGGGCCGGCTCGGCTTCGGCAACCTACGTAGCGAGTTGTGGTGGCGCATGCGCGAAGCGCTCGACCCGACCGCGAACAACGGTATCGCGCTGCCGGACGATCAGCTTTTGCTCGCGGATTTGTGCGCGCCGCGCTGGCGGCTTCGCGGCAAGGTGATCCAGGTCGAATCGCGCGAGGACATCATTGATCGCATCAAACGATCGCCCGACTACGCGTCCGCGGTGATCCTCGCCAACATCGACACGCCCAAGGTCGCGGACCTGCAACGTTCACATACCGCCGCCGGACATGAATACGATCCCTACGCCTACCAAAAGCCCAATAGCTGGCGAGAGTACAACCCCTATGGATAGAGGCCGCTATGTGCCTGTCAGGATTCAGCCTATCGGGCTTGCTTGACCCGCTTCACCTTTTCACGAGCCAACAGCAGCCCGCCGTACCTGCACCGGCTGCTCCGACACCGCCGCCCCAAGCCAGCAAATCGCCCGATGTGGGCATGCTCCAAAGCGCAGCCCAAACTCCGGGCGGCGGCATCAATTCGGGCCCGGCATCGACCATGCTGACCGGCGCAAGCGGCGTCGATCAATCGAAGCTGAACGTTGGCAAGGGTGGCCTCCTTGGCTCCAATACCCTGCTCGGATCGTAAATGGCAACGTTGCTCGCGGACGATCAGACCAACGTCGAGGCGGCCAAGCCGGCCGCGAAGGCTGGCGGCAATGCCCGCCCGCAACCGACGCCGATAGAGCGCATCTTGCAGCGCTGGTATGCGCTGCGTAACGAGCGCTCGTCGTGGATCCGCGAGTACATGGACATCACGAAAGTGTTGCTGCCGCGCGCCGGCCGCTACTTCGTGGACGATCGCAACCGCGGCAACCGGCGCAATCAAGGCATCTTCGATAACACGGCGACGAAATCGTTGCGCGTGCTCGGCGCCGGGCTCATGGCCGGGGCTACGTCGCCGGCACGCCCGTGGATCAAGGTCCAAACGCCTTACGACGAGCTCAACAAGAAGCAGTCGGTCAAGCTGTGGTGTGCGGCCGTGACGAAGTTGATCCTCGACGTGTTCAATCGATCGAACACGTATCGCTCGCTGCATTCGATGTACGAAGAGATCGGCGCGTTCGGCACGGCCGTGTCGATCATCATGAGCGACTACAACGACGTGATTCGCCTGTACCCGCTTACGGCGGGCGAGTACTGCATATCGACGAACTACCGCGGCGAAGTCGACACCGTCTATCGCGAATTCCAAAAGACGGTCGCGCAACTCGTCAAGGAATTCGGTTACGACAATTGCAGCGACAACACGAAGAACCTTTACGACACCGGCAATCTCGACGTGTGGCGCACGGTGCTCCACTGCATCGAGCCGAATGAGGACCGCGACCCGAGCAAGAGCGACGCCGCGAACATGGCGTGGACATCGACCTACGTCGAGCTAGGCGGCTCAAGCGATTCGCAGCAATCGAGCAACCAAGGCGCGTTCGTCGGTGGCAATCGCGCGATCCTGCGCGTGTCGGGCTTCAAGAAATTCCGCGTCGTCGCGCCGCGTTGGTCGACGTTCGGCGGCGACATCTACGGCAATTCGCCGGCGATGGACGCGCTCGGCGACATCCGCCAGTTGCAGCACGAGCAGCTACGCAAGGCGCAGGGCATCGACAAGATGACCAATCCACCCTTGCAAGCGCCGACGTCGCTCAAGAACCATGACACCGACACGCTACCGGGCGGGATCTCCTACGTCGATGCAGCGTCGCCGCAGGGCGGCATTCGCACGCTGTACGAGGTCAACCTCAACCTGCAATACCTGCTCGAAGACATTCAGGACGTACGCCAGCGCATTCGCAGCATGTTCTATGAGGATCTGTTCCTCATGCTCGCGAACAACACCAACCCGAACATGACGGCGACGGAAGTGGCCGAGTTGCATGAGGAAAAAATGCTCATGCTCGGGCCGGTGATCGAGCGCTTGCATGACGAGCTGCTGCGCCCACTGATCGACGCGACGTTCGACATGCTCGTAGAGGCCGGCTTGTTGCCGCCACCGCCGCAGGAATTGCAGGGCATTCAGTTGCAAGTCGAGTTCGTATCGATCCTCGCGCAAGCGCAAAAGCAAGTCGGCACGAACTCGATCGACAAGTTCACGATGGCGCTCGGCGGTATCGCGCAAATGCAAGTCGCCACCGGCGGCCAACCGACCGTGCTCGATAACTTCGATCCCGACGGTTGGTATGAGGTCTATTCGGACGCGCAGGGCGTCGATCCACAGATCAACGTCGATCCCGCGGTGCGCGATCAACAGCGCGCGGCCCGCGCCCGGCAACAGCAAATGCAACAAGCCGCCGCCGCCGCGCAGCAAAGCGCCGACACCGCCAAGACGCTCGGCCAAGTGCCGACGCAAGGCGGCGCGAGCAATTCGATGGCCGACATCATGTCGAGCCTCACCGGCTACACAGGAGGTGCGCAGTGATCTCGATGAAGCTCACGCCGGCCGAGGCGAAATCGGAATCGATGCTCGGCGAAGCGAGCGAAGAACCGCAATACCCGTACGGGCTCACGATCTGCTTGGACGACGACATCCTCACCAAGCTCGGCATCGACCCCGCGAATCTACCGAAGGTCGGTGCGGTTTTCTACATCGAGGCCAAGGCCGAAGTGTGCAGCACGAGCCAATACCAGAACCAGGATGGTGCCGACACGAGCCTGTCCTTGCAGATCACCGACATGTCGCTCTCGACGACGGACGATGACGCGCCGCGCACGACGAACGACATCGCCAATCGCCTGTACGGCTCCTAGCCCGTTCACATACCTCGCAAGGCCGCCCGTAGATTACGCGGGCATGAGCACCAGCGAATTCAATCCTACCGACCTGCACGCGCTCGACGAACGTCGACGCGAAGCTTCGGAGCAATCGCGCTTCGAGCAGCAGCTTGAGTTAGACGACGTCGCGTGGCTCATGAGCGGCAAACGTGGCCGTCGATTCGTGTGGCGCCTACTCGGCGATGCGCGGCTGTACCAGCAGTCGTTCGACGGAAACACGAACTGGTCGATCTTCTACGAAGGGAAACGCAGCATAGCCCTAAAGCTATTGGCGCAGATCCATACGATCCGCAACGGCGCCGAGCTTTACGCGGACATGGTGAACGAAGCGCGTGTCGCGGCAGAGAGCCGCGCCGCCAGGTTGAAGGACAACGCAAATGCCTGACACGACCGCAGACGGCAACGCAGCACCGGCCACAGCGACCAGCACGGCAGCAACCCCCGCCGAAGCATCGCCGAGCCAACCGACAGCAGCACCGAGCGCTACGCCCGCAGCAACGACCCCGACGGCGAACCCCGACGGCACGCCCGCAGCGAGCACGGCGACGGAAGCAAAGCCGAGCGACGGCAATGCGCCAGCCGGAGACAAACCGGACGGCGATAAGCCCACCGAGGTCAATTACGAATTCAAGGTCCCCGAGGGCGTGAAGCTCGAAGGCGCGGCGTTGGATGAGTTGAAGGGCCTCGCCAAAGAACTCGGCTTGACTCAGGAAAACGCGCAGAAGATCGCGGACCTTGGCGCCAAGCAGGCGCAAGCGTTCACGAATCAACTGATCGAGCAACAGCGCACCCAGGTTGCCGAATGGGCCAACCAAACGCGCGGCGACAAGGAAATCGGCGGCGACAAGCTCGACGAGAACCTCGGTACTGCCAAGAAGGCGCTCGACCAATTCGCGACCCCTGAGTTCAAAAAGCTGCTGAACGACAGCGGCCTCGGAAACCATCCCGAAGTGATTCGGACGTTTTTAAAGGTCGGCAAGGCAATCAGCGAAGACGGGCGGCTCGTGACCGGCGCCGCGGCACAGAAGAGCCGCGAAGATACGCCGATCGCCAATCGCCTTTACCCGAACCAGAAATAAGGGGCTAAGACATGGCCGTGCTCGGTACCAAGAATCCCACGCTGCTTGACGTAGCGAAGTCGCTCGACCCGAATGGCAATACCGCCGACGTTGTCGAGTTGCTCAATCAGACCAACGAAATTCTGCTCGACGCCACGTGGCAGGAAGGCAACTTGCCGACCGGTCACCGTACGACGGTGCGTACGGGCTTGCCGACCGTCGTATGGCGCCGTTTGTACGGCGGTGTGCCGGCGAGCAAGTCGACCCGCGCGCAAGTCGATGAAGCGTGCGGCATGCTGGAAGCGCGCAACGAAATCGACGTGAAGGTCGCCGACCTCAACGGTAACAGCGCTGCGTTCCGTCTCTCGGAAGCGTCTGCTTTCCTGGAAGCGATGAACGAAACGATGGCCTCGACGCTGTTTTACGGCGACACGACGGTCTACGCCGAGCGCTTCAACGGGCTCGCTACGCGCTACAGCGCGATCTCCGGCGCGGCCAACGGCAACAACGTCATCGATTGCGGCGGCACGGGTTCGAACAACTGCTCGATCTGGCTGTGCACGTGGGGCGAGCAAACGCTGCAAGGCATTTTCCCGAAGGGCTCGAAGGCCGGGATCATCCATGAGGATCTCGGGACCATCGACGCGTTCGACGCGAGCAACAACCGCTTCCGCGCCGTGGCCGATCGCTGGGAATGGAATTGCGGCATCGCGCTCAAGGATTGGCGCTACACGGTGCGCGCGGCCAACATCAACGTGACCGATCTGGTTACGTCGACTACGCCGACGTTCCCGGGCGTGAACGGCACGTCGCCGATCGCGCTGCCGGATCTGCTGATCGAAATGACGGCGCGCTTGCCGCGCAACGGGATGGGGCGCCCCGTGTTCTACGTGACGCGCAAGATCGGCAAGATGCTGCGCCGACAAGCCATGAACAAGTCGCAGAACGCGCTTTCGATCGAAGAAGCGCAAGGCCAGATCACGACGAAATTCTTGGGCATTCCGATCCGCATCGTCGACGCGCTGCTCGAAACCGAAGCGCGCATCGTCTAATCGCGGCGCAAAGCGCGGGCCGGGCGACCGGCTCGCTCTTCAAACGAAACAGGATCAACACACCATGATTATCGATCAGCAAAACCTGTTCTCGGATGCGCAAGCGATTACCGCGTCCGCGAATTCGTCCAACGTCATCGACACGTTGCCCGGCGGTCAGAACACCAAGTCGGGCATCGGCGACGGGCAGGATATCAGCCTGTTCGCGCAAGTGGGCACGGCGTTCGCCACGCTCACGTCGCTGAATATCCAACTAGTCTCGGCCGACGATTCTGCGCTGTCGGTCAATCCGATCGTGCATTACGACAGCGGTGCGATTCCCGTGGCGTCGCTCACCGCCAAGGCACGGCCGGTAGCGCTCGATTTGCCGTACGGAAAATTCCGGCGCTATGTCGGGCTCAAATACGTCGTGACGGGTTCGAACGCCACCGCCGGCACGATCACCGCCGGTCTGGTCGAAGATCTCCAAACGCTCAACGGCACGGTCGATTACGCGAAGGGCTTCACGGCCTAATGCGACGCCGGGCTTCGGCCCGGCTTACTCGATCAATCGGAGCTTAGAGCATGGGCATCAAGGTAAAGGCAACCCGAGCAGGCGTGTACGGCCACTATCGCGAACCGGGCGACGAGTTCGAAATCCGGGACGAGCAAGCCTTTCACGAATCGTGGATGGAGCGTGTCGGCAAGGATGGCAAGGCCATCCCGAATAAGAACACGCCGCGCCCTGGTATCCAGTACATGAGCACCGGGCACAACCCAGCAACCGGGCCGGCCAAAGACATCACCAGCGATCTCGTTTAAGCGGCACGCATCGGTGAGCAACTACGGGAGCCGCGCGGTTCCCGTTTTCATTTGAGGGGTAGATATGGCATCCGAGGTCGACATTTGCAATTTGGCGCTCGGGCACCTTGGCGATAAGGCGACGGTATCGAGTATCGATCCGCCGGAAGGAAGCGCCCAGGCCACC